CGAGCGCATCCTGCAACCGCTTGACGTCTCGCTCGATGCCCGTAAGCGCCTCGGCGCGGTTGGCATCGCTTGCGGTGTTGTAGTTGAGAGTGGGCCGCTGTGGTTTATCTCCTTGGGGGTTCGCGCCCGCCTGAGCATTACGCCGCATCTCATCGAATCGCTGCGTCACCGCATCAGCCAAGAGCGGCATGTTCCACAGCTCAACATAGTTGCGGTTGGCCTGCTCAACGATCTGGTTGCGCTTATCAAGCGCCTCGCGTAGCGCCTTGCGGTTACCTTCCATGAGCAGACCAGGCACACCCCCGCGAGCAATGAAGCCTCCGGCCAACTCGATGTCAGCCCAAACCGCCTGGAAGCTGCCGACGATCGACTTGATCCCTTGAAAAATCGCACGAAGGCTGTCCACCAGCACCGCGATTGCATAGGCCGAGGTCTCTGCCCACTTGGCCAGGGTCCCATCATCACGTAGCCTGCTGATGCCCGTTACAGCGTTGTCCGTACCGAGCAGGATCTTCTTGAGTTCTTCGGATAGCACCGACAGCGCAGGAATGGCGCTCGTCACCAGGGTCTGGGATACAAAGCTACTTTCTGCCCGCATCCGGGCCATTGCTTTGGATGCCTTGTCAGCTTCCTCGATCTGTTGGGCGGTGAGCCTGATGTTGAGGTTCTGGTTCTCTGCAAGGTCCTTCAAAAATGGCAGCATTGAGGCACCAGACTTGCCGAACAGGTCCATAGCAAGTGCCGTCTTACCGGCACCGTCCTCGAACTCAGCCAGCTTCAAGGCCACGTCGTTAAGCACCTCGGCCGGATCGCGCAAATTGCCGCCGGAATCCTTGGCAGTGATCCCGAGAAACTGTAGCGCCTTGCTGGCATCTGCCCCCTCGTCATCCACTCCAGCGAGCGCTTTGGAGAGTTTGGAGAGATTGGTGCCTATCGTCTCCATGGCGGTGCCCGATATCGTTGCCACCGGGGCCAGGCCAGACAAAGCGGTAGTGCTCGCACCGGTCTGCTCGGACAACTGTTGCAAAGCCGCCGTTGCCTCAATCGTCCGATCAATGAAATCCCGAAGCGCACCAACCGAAGCGGCGCCGACCGCCACCGCAAATGCGGTCTTGGCCACCGTTGCCACCTGCTGCATCGACGCCTTCATGTCGTTGGCGTGGCGATCCAGGAGGCGCGCCGTGCGCCCCAGATCCGCCCTGAACTCGGAGGTCTCAGCCGAGAGCTTGACGACAAGGGAGCCAAGATCAGCCATGCTTTTTCACCTTATGAGAAAACATGGCCTTGAACCGGGCAACGTTTGCGCGGGCATCATCGCGGGGCTCGGCACGTTCGGCGAAAGGCATGAAATCTTCGGGCGAAAACGCACGGGCGTGCTTAGCCCGATTGGCGTTCGCAAAGGTTGAAGCAATCACTCCGCTTCTGAGATCGGCACGCATGTCGCCAAAGGGTTCGAGTTGGTAGAAGGCCATCCACTCGCTAAGCTCGTCTGAGCCGATGCGGGCAAGCAGCTCGCGTACCGGCATGCCCAGCGCAAGCGCCAGGCGAAAGACGAACCGTCGGGTGGGGTTGGCCTTCAGGCCTTTTTTGCTGCTGCCGCCTGTTCAGTCCCGATGCCGTTCAGGCGCTGGGCTACCGCAAAGACACGATCGAGCGCGCGGGCGCTTTTTCTGCCCAGGGCAGCGATCTCGCCATCCTCGAAAAGACGAGCGCCTGCTTCGTCACACAAGGTGAGCGCCACGAGACGGGCCCGGACGTTTTCCATGCGGCCGTCCCGCTCGCCTTCTCGGGCAATGAGACTCGTCTCAAAAGCGTCGCGGTCGGTACCGCTCATGGTGCGCACATACACGTCTCCGCCCCATTCGGGCACGTGAACGGTCTCGCGCGGCAGGTCATCGGCTGCGAGGATGGCGTCTTTGGTAAGAATGTTCATGTACTTCAAGCCTCTGTGATGTCGCCATCGATTTCGATCGTGACGCTGGCCTCGACCACCGCGTCCACGCCGCCTTGGACGCTGAACTGCGTGACATAGCCGTAAAAGGTCCAGGTCGCCGCTGGCGTGGTGTCGGTGAAAGTGATCTTGAACTGCCGACGGGTTCGGTTGGCCCGGTCGGTGCGAAGGCCCTGATGCACGGTGTCATCCGGGTTGAAGTGCAGCGACAGCGACAGTTGCCCCTCATCGCGCAGGCCCACGCGCTTTTCCTTGGCGGTTGAGCCGAGGTTGGTGACGTCGATGACCGACGCTTGGCCGCCGGGTCCTTGGAAGGACACGACATTGGGGATGGTCTCGAAGGTGGTGGTACCGAAGCGGGCAATGGTGATGCCCTGCGCGGTGATCGCAGTACTAGGCATAAAAGGCCTCCAGGTGAAAGAAATAACAAACGAGGGGGCGGACGACGCGCCTACCGTTACCGGTAGTAGGTGAAGTCCACAGAAATCCGGTAGATGCCGGCTTGGGGGTCGAAATCAGTCAGGCCCATGCGCATATCGGCTACGGTGTTGATGTCCGCGAGCAGTGCCGAGAGCACCTGGTCCTGCAACTGTTCGCAGGCGACTAACGTTCGGGCATAGGCGTCAACCTGAACCCGCGATCGTTTGAGCGGATTGGGGCCATCCAGCGCGATGACCCGCCCTTCGTCAATGGGCGTGTAGACCAGTGTTGGGTACTGAGCATCTGCAGGCGCGACAACGGCGTACACCTGGCCGGATGCCAGATGCTTGATGGCGTCATAAAAGTCCTGCATCGCTAGCGCCCATTCAAGGCCTTGGCCTCGATCTCAATTCGCTCGGACAAGCGCTGCTTTATGGCATCCACGGCTTCACGCCTGCGAGACTCCAAAGCAGGACGCAGAAAAGGCCGGGCGGCCATCTTGCGGGTCCCGAACTCCAAAAAGCGCCAGTACCAGGCGTCTTGCGAGAGGTTGCCTCGCTTGCCTTGGTTACGGTACTTCTTGCCGTGGCGCACCAACACATAGAACGTCTGCCTGCCGCCACCGGAAAGCTCTCGAATGTGCTTCATGATCACCGAGCGCTTGAGCGTGCCGGGCGGAGGCTGCTTGGGGCCAAGTGTCTGAGCGGCTTTGGGAGCCCTGGAGCGCGCCTCATCGCGGATCACCTTGGCGCCGGCGTAGACCGAAGCCCTAAGGCCACGATTAGCGATGCGCTTGGGAAGCTCTTTAAGAGCTCGGTCCAACTGAGCAAGGCCTTCGATGCGAACCGTTTCAACTTTAGCCATCCCGAATTCCTTCGCTTGCCAAAAGGATCACGGACACTTTGGCCTCATCGTCATTGAGCGCCGCGTGAATGGCAAAAGTCCGGCCACGAAAAAGCACCCGCATCCGGGAAACCGCCTGCGGATCATCCAGATCGGGGCGGTGGCGCACCGTGATCTGATGAGTCAATTCCGCTGACACCCGGTCTGCGATGCGGGCCTCGCGACCTGAAAGTGGCTGGATATCAGCCCACACCGTAGCCACATCAGTCCAGACTTGCGTTGGCGCTCCCAGGGAGTCCTTGACCGTCGTTGGCTGCTGAATCCGGATTCGGTGGTTCAGTTGGCCTGCGCTCAAGACACTCATACGAGGCTCACCTTGAAACTGTCGAGCAGGCCACCCACGAAGGGCAAGGGATCAATGCGACCGCGAGAAAGAACTGCCATTTCTTCCCGATGCCCGTAGAGACTTCCCACGCGCAGCTTGATCCAACTCTTTAGCCCCTCGGGTACTTCGCTGGCAGATCCGTAGCCCGCGTCGAAAGTAACCGTAACGGCGCCGATTTGCGGCAAGGTCGGCGGCCAAGTCTTACCGAACACGGGGCTCAGGCGCGCTGGCTCGCAGGCCGCATCCAGCACGTAGTCACTGGCAGGCAGCACCTGCGTCGTGCCGTTCATGTCCAGATACTCAACGCTCACTACAGACTGAACCGGGCATTTGGCGAGCAGGATCGCGTGAGCTGGCAAGCTGAAAGACGAGCCAGACCCGGCGTGCATGAGCAAAGGCCCAGGAAAGGCGTCGAGCACCAGTCTCCAGCGGGCCGTCATCAACTGCCTGCCGGTGATGGTCTCCGCGGCCTGCCGGGCCGCAGAGATGATCGAGCCAATCAGCGGGTCATCGTCGCCACCGTCCACCCGCAGGTGTTGCTTCGCCTCAGCCAGTGAGATTGGCTCCCCTGCGGGTGGGGTGACAAGTTGCAGAGGCATCAGACGACCTGGGCGACAGCAGCCTGGTTATTGGCGTCACCCGGAGCAAACCGGGGATTCACACCCAGCAGCTGCGCCGCAGTCAGACTGGCAGCCACGCCCACGGTCACCGACAGGCGCACATAGGCATAGCCGTTGGCCACATCCAGGTCATCCGGGCGCAGGTTGATCAGGGCCTGCTTGGACGAGCCACTGGCAGCCTGGGTGAGCTGCGTGATGGCCTTGCCCGTCAGGTCCTTGGCACCGGTACCCGAGGCATCCTGAGCCTGCTGGAGCTTGGCGTCCAGCGTGGCGCCCGTGCCCAGCGCGCCGCTTTGGACGAGCGCCAGCAAGTTGTGGTGGTTACCAGCTGAGATCCAGCCGGTTGCTGCAGTACCCACGGCCTGGCTGGCCGGGTCGATGGTGGCCAGAACCGAGAACAGCTCGCTGCCTTTTGCGTTGGGAAACATGTGATTTCTCCTTGATGGTCAGGCGCTTGATCAGCGAGCGCCCAGTTGGACAAAGGGCGACAGGGTGGTGTTGCCCTTGGCGGGGGTGATCGGCGCAGCGATCTTGGATTGGCCATCCATACGGAACGTGGTGCGAAAAGCCGTGAGGTCCGCATCGAAGTACAAGTGCATGGAAGTAGCGGTTTGCATGCCACCCGCCTTGGTGATGGTCTGGTAGTACGACAGGTCCGCCAGGAGCACATCGCCTGCAGAGGAGAAAGTGTTGGCGTGCTGGGAGACGATGACCGGGCGGCCCAGAAGCGTGCCGTAGGGCGACACCTGAATGCCTCCAGGATTCACACCAGTGGGCAGGTAGATCGGGTAGTTGCCCAGGGTCAGCGTGAAAAGCGCCGGCAGCACGTCGTTGTTGACGATCCAGACAGCCTTGCCAAATGAGCCGGGCGGCAGGCGCGAGATCATCTTGGCCAGGTTCTGGGCCAGAAGCGTTTGCGTCGCCTGACCCGACTCCTTGGCGACAGTCACTGTGGTGGCGTTGCTCATGCAACCCACCGGCAGACCAGTGCCCGAGCCAAACAGGATCGACTCGTTGGTCTTCCAGCGAATGGAGGTGGCGATCTTGTCGGGCAGGTAGGTCGACAAGGCATTGGTGTCGTCCAGCAACTCGTCGGTCACCGGCACCAGGGCCATGAGCTTTTTGAGGCGCAGTGTCGACAGGCCCAGCACCGGCTTGGTACCGATCGCAGAAGCTGCTTCACCTTGCCAATAGGCACGAATGCCGTTGGTGCCCCAGGGCGTGGTCTCGTCCTTGGGGAAGGCCATGGTGTTGCCCGTGATCTCCACGTTGTCGGTCATGGGTAGCAGGGAGTCCTCGCCCAAAGACAACTGGAAGATTTCCTGGGCGAACTGAGGCGGCACCAGAAAGCCGCCGTCCTGGGCCGAACCTTCGCTTCCGAA